GTGTAACCACTACCTCCGCAGCTAACTTCATTCCAGAAATTTGGAGTGATGAAATTGTTGCCGCCTATAAAAAGAACCTCGTTTTGGCTAATTTGGTCAAGAAGATGTCTTTCAAAGGCAAAAAGGGTGACACTGTTAACATCCCTAGCCCTGCTCGTGGCAATGCTTCTGCTAAAGCCGCTACAGATGCCGTTACTCTGATTGCAGAGAGCGACACCAACATTCAAGTGTTGATCAACAAGCACTATGAATACTCACGTTTGATCGAAGACATCGTTGAAGTTCAAGCCCTGACATCACTGCGTTCTTTCTACACAGAAGACGCTGGTTATGCCTTGGCTAAACGTATCGACACTGACTTGGTTCAATTGGGTCGTGCTTTCAATGGCGCTACAGTTGGTACTGATGACTATGCTACTAGCAATACAACCACCAAAGCCTATATCGGTTCTGATGGTACTACTGCTTATAACAGCACATCTTCCAACGCAGCCGCCTTGACTGATGCCGCTATTCGTAGAACCATTCAGCGTCTTGACGACAATGACATTCCTATGGACGGTCGTTTCTTCTTGATCCCACCCTCAAGCCGCAACACTTTGATGGGTTTGGCTCGTTACACTGAGCAAGCATTTGTCGGTAATGGCGATGCGATCCGCAACGGTGAAATTGGTCAGCTTTATGGTATGGCTGTGTTTGCCTCTTCTAACGCTGATACTGGCGCTGGTAACTCTACCACTGACCGTATCTGCTTGATGGGTCACAAAGACGCTATGGTGTTGGTTGAGCAACTTGGCATCCGTTCACAGACTCAGTACAAGCAAGAGTACCTTGGTACATTGTTTACTGCTGATACTTTGTATGGTGTCAAGGCTCTCCGTACTAACGCTACTAGCTCTGCGGCTAACGCTTCAGCAGCCTTCGCTTTGGCAGTTCCAGCCTAATTGCAGTTGCGCCCCTCATCCTAGTGGTGGGGGGACTTTTTTAACTTAATTAGGAGCTTTATTATGGCAACCGCATCAGCAGTAGTATCTCGTAGGGGTAACGATCAATTCCGTGGCTTGTTTAGCGATACATGGGCAATCACTTGCACCATGAACGCAGGCTCATTGGTTGATGGTGCTGGCGAGACTGACGACATCACAGTACCAGGCGTGGCCTTGGGTGATATGGTCATTGGCGCATCTTTGGGTGTGGATTTGGTTGGTTTAACAGTAACAGGTTATGTTTCTGCCGCAAACACAGTCAAGTTCCGTATTCAGAATGAGTCAGGATCAACAGCAGACTTAGCATCTACGACAATGAAAATTGTTGTTGTTCGCATGGTCTAATCTAAAAGGGGGCTAATAACCCCCTTTTTAACGGAGTATTTATGGCTACATTTCGTTGTTTACAAAGCGGTCAGACTGTTACTTTTACGCAACAGCACGATATTGACTCAATGAAGGGTCATGCAGGTTATGTTCGTATTGATGAAGAACAAGTAGAAACATACGAAAAGCCTATGGTTTTATCCCCTCCTACTCCTGTAAAGAAGTTAGGCAGACCAAAGAAAGTTGCAAATGTCTGAAATTGACCCTAGAGAATTCGGTAAGTTAGAAGCCCAAGTTGAGGCGCTTCAGCTAGAAGTTCATGGACTTCGACAAGATATTAAATTACTGCTTGAGATGGCTAACAAGTCTAAAGGCGGTATGTTTGTGGGAATGGCTATCGCCTCTGTAATTGGCGGTGTTATTTCTTTTGTTGCAACTAAACTAGTTCGATAAGGAAAAATCATGTACGGAAAAACCAAGATGTCAAGTCAAAAGATGCCTAAGAAGGCCAAGAGTATGCCTGTAACTGTAATGGTTGCTGTTGGCAAACCTCGTCCTATGCCTACTCGTGGTAGTCGTACTGCTACTAACATGATGAAGAAATCTACAAGAGGAAAATAATGTCAATATTTCAATTAGACCCAAACAATGTTGCTTTTGGAGTTGCTTCATTAGGAACTAGCCAAGTTGCTTCTGTTACCAACTCTAGTGTACAAATGACTGCTTTTGGTGCATCAACAACAATGATTCGCATTGCTTGCTCATTAGGTCACTGTCACTATGAAATAGGTTCAAACCCTACAGCAAGTGTTACAACTTCTGCAATGATGCCTAATAACTCTATTGAGATTATTCGAGTAAGTCCTGGTCAGAAAATAGCATTTATTAAAGATGCAACAGTTACTTCGTCAACAGCTTCTGTTACGGAATTAGTATGAAAAAGACTAAAGCAGAAGCCAAGATAGCTAAAGTATACCACGAGTACAAGGCGGGAACGCTTCACTCTGGCAAAGGTGGCCCTGTAGTCAAGAAGTCTTCACAGGCCATTGCTATTGCTTTATCTCAAGCTAGGAAGAAGAAATGAAACAAGGTCTGTATTCCAATATTGCTGCCAAGAGAGAACGTATCAAAGCGGGTTCTAAGGAAAAGATGCGTAAGGTTGGCTCTAAAGGCGCTCCTACTGATGCGGCATTTAAGCAAGCGGCTAAGACTGCTAAGAAGAAATGAAATCCCCTGCTTGGCAAACAAAAGCTGGAAAAAATCCTAAAGGTGGCTTGAATGCCAAGGGTAGAGCATCTTATAATGCAGAAACTGGTGGCAATCTAAAGCCTCCAGTAAAGTCGGGAGACAACCCTCGTAGGGCATCCTTTTTAGCACGAATGGGCAATATGCCTGGCGCTGAGATGAAAGATGGAAAGCCTACTCGACTTTTACTTTCTCTTAGAGCTTGGGGGGCATCATCCAAGGAAGACGCTAAAGCGAAGGCTAAAGCGATATCTAAGAGGAATAATAAATGACATATCTCCAACTGATCAACAACGTACTGATTCGTTTGCGGGAAACTCAAGTCTCTACCAATTCTGAGACTGCTTATTCGACTCTGATTGGTTTGTTTGTCAACGATGCTAAACGTCAGATTGAAGATGCTTTCAGTTGGAATGTCCTTGGTCAAACAGTCAACATTTCTACTACCTCTGGCACTTACGTTTATTCAATGACTGGTGTTGGACAGAAGTTCCAAGTCCAAGATGCTCTTAATACGACATCCAATGTTGGTCTACAGAATATCTCTTTTGTAGAGATGAACAGATTTCAGAATCTTGTTCCTACTGTGAGTGGTGTTCCTCAGTACTATGCTTTTGATGGTGTAGATGGTAATGGAGATACGAAGGTAGTTCTCTATCCAAGACCTGATGGCGTTTATAGCATTCCTTTTGCTGTCACAGTGCCTCAAGCACCACTGACTGCTGATGGTACTTCAGTGCTTGTTCCTGACTCTTTGGTTGTTCAGAATGCTTATGCAAGAGCATTGGTTGAGCGTGGTGAGGATGGAGGCTTAAACTCTTCTGAGGCTTATCAACTCTATCGAAGTATGTTGTCAGACCAGATTGCTTTAGAGGGTACTCGTTACCCTGAGAATCAGGAGTTTGTAGCAATATGAGCCAAGTCCTACAGACTGCAAGCATCTCAGCGCCAGGATTCTTTGGCCTGAATACTCAGGACTCGCCATTAGATTTGGCGGCTGGCTTTGCTTTGGTAGCGACTAACTGTGTGATTGATCGCTATGGTCGTGTTGGTTCACGCAAGGGTTGGACAAAGGTTAACTCTTCTACTGGTAACTTAGGATCAAACAATGTTGGTGTTATTCACGAGTTAGTTGAAACTGATGGAACATTGACAGTTCTGTTTGCGGGAAATAACAAGGTATTCAAACTTAGTGGCACTTCAATTACTGAGTTGACCTATGGGGGGGGTGGTACTGCTCCTACGATTACTGCAAGCAATTGGGCTTGTGCTTCTTTGAATGGAATCACTTATTTCTTTCAGGTAGACCATGACCCAATAATTTATGATCCCGCTGTTAGCACTACGACATATCGTAGAGTGAGCGAGAAAACAGGTTATGCGGGAACAGTCCCTTCTGGAAATATCGTTATTTCAGCGTATGGTCGTTTATGGGTTGCAGATACAGCCACTAATAATACGACTGTTTACTTTTCTGATTTGTTATCTGGTCATGTTTGGACTGGCGGGACATCTGGTTCTTTAAATATCAATCAAGTATGGCCTAATGGTGCAGATAACATTACTGGTTTAGTAGCCCATAACAACTTCTTGGTTATATTTGGTCAGAGACAAATTCTTGTATATGCGGGAGCAACTTCTCCTTCTACTATTACTTTATCTGACACTGTAGCAAGCATTGGATGTATTTCTAGGGACTCTATTCAGAGTACTGGTAAGGATGTTTTATTCTTATCTAATTCAGGTGTTAGGTCGTTAGCTAGAACAATTATTGAGAAGTCTGCTCCTATTGGAGACTTGTCTAAGAATGTTCGTAATGATTTAATGTTAAGTGTGTCTGGCGAGACTGTTTCTAATATCAAGTCTGTTTACTCGGAGACAGATGCGTTCTATCTTCTTGTTTTGCCAGTATCTAAAGAGGTTTACTGCTTTGATACTCGTGGTCAATTACAAGATGGATCATTCAGGGTCACTACTTGGGACTCTATTGAGCCTTCTGCATTGTTTGCTCGTAGAAACGGTGATTTGCTGATTGGTAAGACTGGATACATTGCTAAATACTCTGGCTATTTAGATGATGCTTCTGTGTACCGATTTCAGTACTATACAAACCATGCTGATTTGGGCAATGCTAATGTTACTTCTTTGCTCAAGAGGATTAAAGTGGTTGTGATTGGTGGATCTAATCAGTTTGTCACGATCAAGTGGGGATTTGATTTTGCTACTAACTACTTGTCAACCAATGCAAATATTCCAACTCAAGGAGTATCGGAGTATGGGGTTGCTGAGTATGGTTCTAATGGTGTTCCTGTTGCTCAATACTCAAGTGGTGTTGCCATACAGACGTTGAGTGCCTCTGCATCTGGTAGCGGTAAAATTGTCCAAACTGGTTATGAATCAAACATCAATGGTAATGCGCTATCAATTCAACGCATTGAGATCCAATCTAAAGACGGGAAAACAGTATGAGTAATTACACACAAAGCACTAATTTTGCTACCAAAGACGCACTTTCTAGTGGCGATCCACTGAAGATTGTTAAGGGTACTGAGATAAATACTGAGTTCAACAATATCTCTACTGCTATTGCGACTAAGGCTGATTTAATATCTCCTACGTTTACTGGAACACCACTAGCACCTACTGCTTCTGCGGGTACAAATAACACTCAATTGGCGACTACTGCTTATGCAGATTCGGCAGTGTCTACGGCTGCTGCGGCAATCAAGTCTGCTTTGTTTCCTGTTGGAGCAATCTACACTGCGGTTGTTTCGACAAACCCTGGCACTCTGTTAGGTTTCGGTACTTGGACAGCATTTGGTGCAGGTCGGGTCATGGTTGGCTTTGATGCTGGCAATGCACTATTTGACACTGCTGAAGAAACTGGTGGTAGTGCAGATGCTATTACTGTCACCCACACTCACACAGCAACTTCTACTGTTACTGATGCGGGTCACTCACACGGATTGATGGGTGCGGATGCTACAGGCATCACTAGAGGTCTTAGCGAGTCAACATCACGAAATGTTCAGGGTGGCGACTCTACTACTAACAGGGGTTATAAAACTACTGCTCCTACTGGTGGTGAGAACTTAGTTGAGTCAAAGACAACTGGTGTCACTGTTGCTACTACCAATGCCTCAACAGGTTCTAGTGGAACTAATGCTAACTATCAACCATACATTACTGTTTATATGTGGAAACGCACAGCATGATTTCACATCATTTCAGTGATGGTTTGTATGCCAAGGAAGCGCAGTTTAGCGCGGGTACTGCAATTCTGAAACATACGCATGAGTTCAATCACTTATCTATCTTAGCTAAAGGCAAGGTAGCGGTGATGAAGGGTGAAGAGATAGAGATTATTGAAGCGCCATCATGTATTGAGATCAAAGCTGGTCTCACACATGGTGTTAAAGCGATTACGGATTGTGTTTGGTTTTGTATTCATGCCACTGACGAGAAAGATCCGTCAAAAGTGGACGACATTTTGATTGGAGTTTGATATGCCTATTACAGCAGCCTTGATTGGCGGTGGTGCTTCTTTATTGGGGGGCTTGTTTGGTGGAAGTTCTGCTAAACGAGCCGCACAGACTCAGGCTGATGCACAACTTAAAGCGGCACAGTTAGCGGCTGATGAAGCACGTTTCCGTCCTGTTGGAGTAACGACTCGATTTGGTCAGTCTAACTTTACGACTGATCCAACGACAGGTCGAGTTACTGGTGCGGGTTATACCTTGACTCCAGAGATGAAGGCCATGCAAGACCGATTCTTAGGTCTAGCGGGTACAGGTTTGACTCAAGCAGAAGGCGCTCAACAACAGTTTGCTCCTTTACAGGGTGCGGCACAAGGTTTGTTTAATCTTGGTCAACAGTACATTGCTCAGTCTCCTCAAGAGGCGGCACAGCAGTACATGGCTAAACAACAAGAGTTGTTAGCTCCTAGTCGTGAACGTCAGTATGGAGCATTGCAAAACCAATTATTCCAAACAGGTAGGGGTGGTCTATCTGTGGGTGCTACTGGTGCTAGACCAAGTGGTGCGGCAGGTCTTGGTGCTTCCAATCCTGAGACAGAAGCCTATTACAACGCTTTGGCTCAACAAGATGCTCAATTGGCGGCACAAGCAATGCAAGCGGGTCAACAACAGACAGCTTTTGGTGCGGGATTGTTTGGTACTGGTGGTAATTTGTTGACTCAAGGTTATCAAGGTCAAGCGGGTGCTTTAGCGCCTTATCAAGCATATCTGTCTGGTGCTACAGGACTTGAGAATCTTGGTCAACAACCATTGGAGATAGGTTCTGCTTTGGGTGGTCGAAATGCCAATACTGCTGGCTCTAATGCTTTATTACAAGGCGGTATGAGTGCGGCTCAATCAATGGGTATGGCTAACGCTTACAACCCATTTGCTACTGCTTTGGTTGGAGCATCACAGAACAAAGACTTTACCAATGCACTTGCTAGACAGTTTGGCGGAAATGTTGCAAGCGGATTTGATGGTCGAGGTTATGGCGCTGGTGTAAATCCTTACTCTGGCGAGTTCATGGGTTCTTTAGGGTTCTAATCATGGCAGAAATAGTCCAATCCTTATTCGGTATAACACCCGAGATGTATCAACAAAGCCAACAGGCTCGTGCTGATCAACAAGCGTTACAGTACGCAAGGCTCTCACCATTTGAGCAAGCAAACTTTGCTATTGGTCGTGGGGCCAATATGCTTGGTGGTGCAGTAGGTCGTGGTTTAGGTGGCGAAGACCCTGAACTAGCTCGTATTACTGCTAGACAACAGATTGCTCAACAGATTAACTATGCTGATCCAAAGTCTATTGCTCAAGGTGTAGAGATGCTTCAGAGGTCTGGTGATGGGCAAGGCGCAATGATGCTTGCTGATGTTTATCGCAAGGCTGAGAGTGAAAGCGCATTGGCGGCACAACGTAATGCTGCGGCTCAACGTGAGCGTGTACAAGCAACTCCAGAAAAACTTTTGATTTCAGACAGAATTGCCGAACTAAACAATCAATTAGATGTTTTAACTCAACAGCCATCATCTCCAGAAAGAGATGCCAAACTGAACCTTACAACTAGAAGACTTGAGGCTATTCAACAACAAGTTGAAAAAGCACCCAAGACAGTAGTTGTTGGAAATGCCTTGGTAGACGCTGTTACTGGTGCAGAAATCTATAAAGGCCCAGATACACAGAAATACTCTGAGTTTGCAAAAACATTGATCGATGCTGGTTTAACGCCAGGCAGTGAACCTTTCCAAAAGCGTATGCTTGAGTACGCAACTAAGAAAGTTGAAGGTGCTGGCAAAGGTACTGGCAATGTCACTATTGGTGGCATCAATGTTGATACTGGTAAAGCATCTGAAGCGGCATCAAAAATAATTGGTACTAATGTAGCCAACATTGAAAGCCAGTTCTCTTTGAAGACTGCATTTGATGACGCTATCAAAATTGTCAATCAAGGCATTTATGCTGGTGCGTATGGCCCTGAAAAGCAATTTGTTGCTAAGTTTACTGGTATTGGAAGCCCACAAAAGGTTGAAAACACTGAAGTATTCATGGCAAACATTGGTGAAATTGTTATTCCAAGATTGCAACAGTTTGGCGGTAACGACTCTAATGAAGAGTTGAAATATCTACAAAAAGTTGTTGCTGGCGATTTAAGGATGGAGCCAAAAGCAATGTTGCGTGTTTTGGAAAGTGCTGAGAGAAAAACAAGGAACAACATTGAGCGACTTCAAAAACAAGTAAGTTCTGCTGGTAAGAATGAGCCTTTATCAACAGCACCAATAAATGCACCTCTTGGTTCTCCTCAAAATCCCATCAAATTGAAGGATAAGTAATCATGCCTACCATTTATGAATACAAGGGTGTGTCTTATGAGTTGCCCGATGGCTTGACTGAGGATGCGGCACTTGCAAGAATTAAAAGTTCTTTGCAACCACAACCTACTCAACCACCAGTTGCTCCTCCTTCATCTGGATTCTTAATGGGTTTAAAAGACCCAATCACTGGTGCGGCTCAGTTGCTTCCTCGTGCTTTGGCGGGTATTACAAGTTTAGGTGGCACTACACCTAATCCTGTTAGCCAATACTTCTCTGAAGAGGCAAAACGTCTTGATGAGATGGCTAAAGCTGAAGAGCAAGCATATCAAGCTCAACGTGAGGCTCAAGGTGGCTCTGGCTTTGATGTGGCACGATTGGGTGGCAATATTTTAAACCCTGCGAGTTTACTTCCTGCGGCAAGAGTTGCTCAATTAGCAAGGGCAAGAGGTGTATCTACTGTTGGACAAGCGGCAGCGGGTGGTGCTGTTAGTGGCGCTATGCAACCTGCTGTTGGAGAAGGTACTTTTGGTGAACAGAAGACTGAACAAGTTGCTTTAGGTGCAGTTACTGGCCCTATTGGTGAAAAGGTTGTTGCTGGTGCAGGTCGAGTACTTAACCCATTGGTTTCAAAAGCAGAGAAAACCATGCGTGATCTTGGAATCACACCAACAACAGGTCAAACTCTTGGTGGTCAATTTAAGACAATCGAAGAGTTCGCTCAAAACTTACCGCTAATTGGTTCAAGTATTGAGAATGCAAGACAGAGAGTATTGTTTGATTTTAACAAAGGTGTAATCAACAAAGCTCTTCAGAAGGTTAATGATAAGTTACCTGCTGATGTTGTTGGCAGAGATGCTATCGCCTATGCTTCTGATGAAGTATCTAAGAAATATGACGATGTTTTGTCGAAGATGTCATTTGACTTAAACTTTGCAACAACTAGCAATATTCTTACTTCTTTGAGTAAGGCTAAGAGTTTGGATTCAAACCAAAGAACACAAATTACTGAAGCATTGAATGACATTGTTTTTGGCAAGTTTGCTGGTCAAAAGATAGATGGTCAAACATACAAAGGTATTGAATCTGATTTGCGTAAGAAAGCAAGCAACTATGCCAATAGTTCAACAGCTTCTGAGCGTGAGGTTGGAGAGGCTTTAACAGATGTTCTTGGTGTTATCAAGAAAGAATTGTATTTCCAGAATCCTAAACAAACATCTCAGTTGCGTAGGATAGATAGTGCCTACAGTGATCTATCTGTTATCAACGTAGCGGCTGCTAATTCTGGTGCAGACAATGGTGTTTTCACGCCAAAACAATTCAATACTGCTGTTCGCCAACAAGATCAAACAAGACGTAAAATTTCATTTGCTAAAGGTCGTGCTAAAGGACAAGAAATCTCCGATGCGGCAGTTCAGGTTCTTGGAGACACAGCAAGGTCAACTTTAGAAGGTCGTATTGCGGCATCTACTCTTGGTGGATTTGGATTGCTGTCTCAACCTCAAGTAGCAATTCCTGCGGTTGGCCTTATTCCTCCTGCTTACAGTCCTGCTGGACAAGCGGCAATTGATATGTTGTTACGCCAACGCCCAGAGCTATTACAGCGTATGGGAGGTATGCTTTCTCAGCAATCAGCGCCACTTGGTAGTGTTTTAGCTCCAAGTGCAGTTGGGCAATACAACCTTTCTGAGAGACAATGAAAGATTGGACTGAAGTCATTGCTTTAGTCCTACTTCTTTGTTTTGTAATTTTTTGTAGTTATATTGTTGTTTGGGGATTTCCGTGATCGCCTTTCTCTTGGCGGCAACCATAGAGTACCGATGTATTAAATGGACTTGGACTGGTGATGTTTTCAACCGTAAGGTTGTTTGCATTAAGTGGGAGAGAAAGAAATGATTGATCCGTTAAGTGCTTTAGAGGGTCTTCAAAAAGCCATCACAATGGTCAAGAAGGCCAGTAAGGTTGCCAACGATATTGGTGGTCTTGCTCCGATGATTGGAAAGATGTTTGATGCCAAGAGCCAAGCATCTAAGGCTATGGTTGAGGCCAAGAGGTCTGGTGGCTCAAATATGGGTCATGCTTTGCAGATTGAGATGGCATTAGAGCAGACTAGGCAGTTTGAAAAAGAGCTTCAGATGTTGTTCATGCAAACAGGAAAGATAGATGTTTGGAACAAGATTAAGGAGAGAGCGCAACAGATGGACATTGAGGATGCTCATTTGGCTCGTCAAGCTAAAGCAGATGCTAAGAAGAAAAAAGCAGAGCAAGAAGAGCAAGCCGCTATCGTAATTGGTGCTTTTGTTTTGATTCTTTTGTTTCTTGGTGTTGGTTATGCGGTTATTGAGTTCCAAGAGTACTGCAAACAAGTAAGGTGTGGTCGGTGAATGAGTATCAGAAACAATTTGATATGTTTCTAAAGGTGTTCATTTATGGCTGTGTTGCTTGGTGGTTTCTTGGATTGTTGAAGTATTTACCTGATGACTTGGCTGCGAAGGTGGTAGATCTTTTACTTGGAAAGGTTGGTCTTGGTAAATGAGATATCTTTTACTGCTTTTACTGTTAACTGGATGCGAAGATAAATACAGATATTTTTGCCAGAATCCTGATAACTTTGTGCATGAGAGTTGTCAAAAGCCTCGCTGTCTGTTCACCCAGACTTGTCCTGAATACTTGGTAGCACCAATTCTTGAGAAAAAGGTTAACGATGTCCAACAAGAAAAGACCAACAATTGAAGAGGTAGAGACCTATGTTTGGGGCTTTGTGGTTGTCATGGTCACATTGATTCTGTGCTTCATTGTGATTGCTTTGCTCTATTCTGTAACCTTTGTGACTCAGCCTATCAAGAGCATGGCTCCCATAGATATGGCCTACACCAAAATGTTGAACGACATTGTTCTGCTGATTGTTGGCGGTATCGGTGGTGTTATCGGCAAGAAGGGTGTTGGAAGCGCTTTAAACGCCATCCAAGGCTCTCCAACGCCTCCACCGACACCTACACCGCCTACACCACCTCCTGTGGCTCAAAACACTTGGTCTCCAACAACTCCTAACTGGTTGAACTTCAAGAATCCTGATTTGGATGAGTCATGGACACCGCCTCCTCCTCCGACTACTCCACCTGATTTGTTAGAAGCAGATCACGAAAGAGAGCAGTTGGCTATGGCTAGAAAAGAGGTTGGCTAATGTTTGGCATACCACTTCCTTGGCTACTGGTTGGGTTGTGTATAACTTTGTTTGGGACATACCGAGGTGGTTATCACTTTGGTTGGTCAGACAGAGATAAGGAAATGCAGATACAGATTGCCAGGAAGAATGAAGAATCTCGTCAAACAGAACAGAAACTTAATGAACAACTGAACAGTACTGCCAGTAAACTTTTGGAGGTTAACAATGTTGTCAATGAAAAACAATCTGCTCTTGATCGGGCTATTAGGGCTGGTAGGGTGCGGATCTCCGCCCCAAGTTGTGTACACGCCACCACAAGTACCACCGTTGCCCCCACAGATACAAAAGCAACCAGTGAACCTGACAGAGCGCCTGACACAGCTTCTGATGCCGAGCGAGCCACTCTCCAAGCCATTGCAGAAATAGTTGCGGCTGGTGATCGTAATACTGCGGCTCTTAATGCTTGCATTGATTCTTACGAACAAGTAAGGTCACTTTTTAATGCAAAGGCGAATGAGTGAAAAACTTTTTCTCAGCTTCGATTCGTGCATTTATTGCATCTTGTAGGTTCTTAAAACTTCCGAGATGAATGTGCTTTTTATTAATGTTAATTTGGGCACACCAATTTTTATTTGGTTTATGCCAAACGACACCTTTATAACCACTTGTATTGTTAGATGGAAGATTTGTGTTTTGAGCGTTTTCAGCTTTTGTTGCTTCCCGAAGATTTACAAAGCGGTTGTCAGATCGAATC